TGAGCGCCGCGTGCGCCAGGCCGAGTCGCGCGTGCGCGAGCTGGAGGCGAAGCTCGCCAAGTCGGATGAGCGCGTTCAGCACACGCAAAAGCAGGTCATCGACGAGATCTTCAAGCGCCTGCGTCGTGCCCCCGCGCGCACGTTCAAGGAGTTTGGGTTCGAGTTCCAGGACCTGATCGACGCTGGCATGCGCGAAGGCCAGATGCACGAAGGTGCGTTTGGCGAGATCGACGAGGTCCGCCAGGAGCTCAAGGCGCTGCGCGAAGAGCGCGAGACCATGCGCCGCGAGACCGAAGAGCGACAGATGCAGGCTCAGATTGCTGAGGCCCGCACGTCGTTCCTCCGTCAGGTGTCGAAGGACAAGTTCCCGACGCTGTACAACATGTTCGAGGACGACGTCGAGTCGCTCTGGCAGGAGGCGATGTCGGTCGCCGAGTCGCACGAAGAGCAGCACGGCGAGCAGCCGGAGGACCTCGCGGTCATTCGGTACCTCGAAGAGAAGTACAAGCGAAAGCTTTCGCGTCTTGGTGCGGCCACAGCCGCTGCACCTGCGCCGGTCGCCGCCCAGAAGAAGGGCGTGAAGACCATCTCGACGAAGGCTGCCAGCGAGACGCGGACTGCTGGCAAGCCGTTTGGACAGCTTGATGCCGACCAGCAAAAAGCTGCCCTTTTGGCCGCAGTCAAAAAAGCAACCTCGCAACCAGCTAACTAGGAGTTTCAATCATGCCGTACGCAAACCCGACCTACTCTGCCGTTCAAGCCATCCTCAAGACCAAGTACCCGGATGGTGCGATCCCGCAGGCGCTCTACAAGAACTTCCCGCTCCTCGCGCTCGTCAAGAAGACCACGAACTTCGATGGCGACTTCCGCGTCGTGGCGCTCCAGAACGAGCGTCCGCAGGGTTCGTCGTCTGGCTTCAAGATTGCCCAGGGCATCGCGAAGGCTGGCGTCAACGGCGGCGGCGGCTCGTACAAGCGTTTCCAGGTCTACCGCACCCGCCACTACGGTCTTCTCCGTATGGACGGCGAGACCATGAAGGCTGCGGTTCGCACCTCGGGCGCGCTCGTTGACCTCTGGAACAACGAGACGGACGGCATCTCGACGAACGAGCTCCAGGAACTTGAGTTCCAGCTCTTCGGCGACGGCACCGGCAAGCGTGGCGTTATCTTGGGCGCTCCGACCGTCGCGTCGGGTGTTTTCACGATTCAGCTCGCGACGCCCGCTGATGCGGTCAACTTCATGCTCGGTATGAAGGTCCAGTTCTGGGACCTGACCGGTGCCGGTACGCAGCACCAATACGGTGTTGCTACCGCCGAGTCTGAGGACGGTACCGGTATGTACGTTACCGGAATCAACCGTCAGTCCGGCTCGCTCACCACGCAGGTGTTTGTCGCTGGTGTGGCAAGCACCACCGCAACCATCGGCGCGATCGTTTCTGGCGACTCGATTGTGCGCGCTGGTGACGCGACCGGTATTGCCAACGTCGGTTACGGCGGAGCCGTTAGCCCCTACTCGGCCACGGGTTCCGCTCTTGGCTGCGTTACCGGCCTGCAATCGTGGATCACGAGCCCGTCGCTTACGGACAATTTCTGGGGCCTCAACCGTTCGGTTGATCCGGTCCGTCTTGCCGGCCAGGTGCTCTCGGTCTCGGGCCTCCCGATGAACGAGGCGCTCATGGAAGGTGAGGCTCGCGTGCTCGTGCAGGGCGTTGGTTCGCCCGACACGATCCTCGTGAACCCGCTCGACCTCCAGAACCTCAAGAAGGCGCTCGGTTCGGACATCGTCTATGACCGTGTTCAGTCGAACATCGCTGGCATCTCGTTCAAGAGCATCCAGTACGACGGCGCGAACGGGCCGATGAACATCGTCGCTGCGCCGATGTGCCCGCGCAACAAGGCGTTCATGCTTCAGATGTCGTCGTTTGAGCTCTCCACGCTCGGCGCTGCCCCGCAGATGCTCGACTGGGACAACAACGACTACCTCCGCGTGAACGACAACGACCAGTACGAGGTTCGTTTCGGCCACTACGGGCAGTTCATCTGCAACAACCCGGGCGCGAACATCATCCTCACCAACTTCGGCGCCTGATCTAGGATCTAGGAAAGGAGCCGAATCATGGCACTGAACCGATACCTGTACCCCCAAAAGGGTACGAACGTTGTGCAGCAGATTACGTTGCACACGCGCGTATCCGTTGACGCGACTGGCGCCGTTACCGGAATCGTTTCCGGTCATGGACTCACTGTTACCGCTAGCGGAGCTGGCGTTAACGCGATCTACACGGTGTCTATCGACAACGCCTCCACCGTCAACTCGGTTGTCGACGTCAATACGTGCTTTGTCTCGTCGTTTGACAAGACCAAGCACAACAACATCGCCGTCAAGTCGGTCTCGTCGACTGGATGTGTTCTTCAGGCGTATGACCTGCAGAGCCTTTCTGTTGCGCCTATCGATGTGGCTGGCGACCTGTGCGTCAGTCTCGTCTGCACCCTTTCGTCGGTTCCGGCCTGATGAAGGGCAAAGGCGGCATGGCCCTCATGATCGCCATCGGCAAGAAGAAGCCTGGGATGGGGGAGGAGCGACCCTCCTCTCCCTCCCTCGCTTCCGATTCCGAAGGTGAGGGCATGGACATGACGAGCACGCTTGAGCCCCTTGCGAAGGCTTTCTTCGAAGCTGGCGCGAAGGGTAAGTACAAGCAGGCAGCGCAGCTCTTCCATGAGATGCAGAAGTGCTGCGGCGAAGATAGCTACGAAGAAGAGGATTGACGCATGGCATACTCACGGACGCTCTCTGAACTCGAACTGGCCGTTCGGCGTGAAGCCGACATGGTGAACTCGCAGTTCGTTACGTCCGCTGAGGTGCGTGCGTACATCAACCAGTCGTGGGCCGAGCTCTACGACCGGATCGTGCTGTTCGATCAAGAGTACCTCCTGCGCTACGTCGACTTCGCGTCGACTGGCGCGGGGGAGTACGACATTCAAAACGACCTCCACACTGGCGTCGTGCGGTCAATCAGCTCGATCTATGCAGGCGGAACTGGATATGTGAACGGTGCCTCCGTTACCCTTTCGCAGGGTGCAAACGCCACGGCAACCGGTGTGATTACGGCATCTGGCGGCGCCATCACTGGTGTGACGCTGACCAACGCTGGGTTTGGGTATGTCGATGCAGCAATGCCTAGCCAGGCATGGCAGCTCCAAAACTCAACAGCGTATATCAGCAACACCACGTTTACTGGCGGGTGCGTATTTGTTGGCAACTATGCCTACTACGTCATCAACGATTACGTGGCCAACACATGTCGTATCCTCAAGGTGGATATGCTCACTGGGGCTCACGCTACGAGCTCTGTGATTTCGTCCGACATCCTTGAGGTTCTTGCGTACGACACGAACAACAACAAGCTTGTTACCATCGATACTACGACATCGTCAGTTGTGTCGATTGATCCAGCCACGTTGTCATTTACGTCTGCTGCCGTTGCAGGATCTCCGCCGTTTGTACAAAACGGCGTACTGTTCGATCCAAACACTGGCGATATTTTTGCAGCGTCGTCGTCGACGATCTACAGGTTGGATCTTTCCGGAACGATTCTAGATTCGTTAACGCCTGGATACGTAATCCTCAGCATCCTGACAATTGCCTCCGCGTCGTCTCCGTCCGTTCTGTTTGTGCAGGACTCGTCTGATAATTTGTACTCTGTGCAGTGCAGCCCACTCGGCCCGTCGCTTCTTGTATCTGGCTATCCAGACAAGATTGTCTCCGCTGTATACGTTCCAGCAGTCGACAGGCTGTACATGTCGATGGGATTGGGCGCTCCGACGTCCGCTCAGTATTACGATTTCAACATCATGAGCAATGTTGATATCGAGCCTACGCTCGTTGCTGCTGGATACGTTCCAGGCGTTTGTCTTTTGTCATATGATGTAGCTACCGACGAGGTGTGGTACGCATCATTTTCAGCGGGCCCTACGTCTAATGTTGTCGTTGGCATCAATGCGACGACTGGTGCTGTTTCGACGAGTATCACGACGGCGGCTGGACAGGCTGACTGTGCGGCTCGACTTGGTCAGCGAGTGATCGTTACTGGATATTCGGCTGGTATGACGCCACTGAATTTGACGACCTACATTTACGAGTATGGTGGTGGCACTGGCGCCACCATTCCGAACTACATCGTTCTCGATGTATCAGGCGGAACTGGGGGCCAGATTGTCGCCTACATCGAGAGCGACTTCTACAAGTGCAAGGGCGTCTGGTACGGCAGCGGGAGCGTTGGTAATACGACAACGTTCAATCCCCTGCGCCGCTTCATGTGGGACGAGCAGAACTTGCTTCGTCAGGCCGGTATCTACGAGGGAAGCAACGAACTTCCATATTACCGTATTTATACGGTGTATGGTCGAGAGCTTCTCTCGATTGCGCCAGATACACTTGGTGGATCGTATCGAGTCTACTACTATCCCGCGCCGCAGAAGATGCTGGTTGATACGGACCGGGTTGATGGTCGCTCTGGCTGGGATGAGTGGGTAATCAAGGACGCGGCCATTAAGTGCCTCCTCAAGGAGGAGAGCGTCGAGCAGGCGGCTGCCATCAAGGTCATTCGTGACGAGCTCTTCCAGCGATTCCAGCTTCATGCGTCCGAGCGCGATGCTGCGCAACCGGAGCGCATTCGCCGCACGGCGCTTCTGAGCAACCGCTACGGTTGGTGGAGGTAGTCATGTCGGGAGCAAAGCCCGAGCAGTTTACCCCTCGCCCTTCTGGCAACGCGCAGCTCGACCGAGTGCAGCGCGCAGTGTCCGACGCCACGGATGCCATTCGACAGCAGCCGCCACCGTCCCAGACGGTGACGAGCGTCACGAAGGGTGCGCCTGGACAAGGTATTACCTTTAAGCCTGGGCAGATCGTGGATGTGCCTCACAACCTGGGACGTACGCCGAACGGCTTCAACATCGCGAAGGTCGTGACCAACACGCCGAACGCGAAGTCTGCCCCATACGCCACGCCGAACCTGCAGATTGTTGAAGTTCCCGGCCCTCTCGGGCAAAAGATCATGCGGCTGCGCTACATCGCGCCGAAAGACGACCAAGGCAACGACGTCCTCGACCCCGTTCGCCTGCACCTGGAGATTCGCTGATGGCTTCGAACGAGCAGATCGTTAACTCTCCCGTCGTTGCAGGCCTCGACCTCTACACGGACGATAACAACGTGAAGCCTCCTGCGCTCATCATGGCAAAGAACGTGACGATGCGTAGGCCTGGAAGCCTGGAGAAGCGAAATGGCTTCTCGCTGGTCACAGGTGTGAGCGGCCAGCCTGCGTCGGCCTTCGACGGCGACTCGGTCCCGAACCCCAACATCGAGGCGCTTGGCATCAACGAGTCGGCTAGTGGTGAGCGTGCGCTCCTGGCTTCCGGCTCGAAGCTCTACGAGTACGTTGGTTCGGACGCGAGCCACGGTTGGCGCACGGTCAACCGGATCCCGGAGCATGTTGGCACCCTGAACGCGGTGACGTCTTCGGGTGGCAGCATCACGGAGATTGACTCGATCCCCAGCCCCGATGGCGACTACATCTTCACGGCGTGGATCTCGGGTGCGCGTACGGGCCAGGAGCTTTCGAGCGACCTCGCCTACGCCGGCATGACGACCGCTGCGTACAACGCATACGGTAATATTCTGTATTACTCCGTACAGAAGACGGAAGACGGTTCGTTTGTTGTTCCTCCTACGGTCCTGCAGGAAAACACGACGAACCCGCTTCTGAACCTGCGCCTGACGAAGCTGTGGACGAGCGCATCGAAGTATCACGTCATTGCTGCATGGCAGAATGGCGGCTCGATCCAGTACAAGATGTACAACTTCGCGTCGATCACGCTTAGCGCACTGCAGACGCTCGGGACGACGGGCCAGACCTGCTTCCGTGCATTCGATGTTACGGGACTTCAGCGTTCCGTATGCGGTGTTCCGGCGATCGTATGGGCTGCGTGTCCAGTCGACACCAGCGGGGCCGCGCCTGCAGACTTGTACGCGGAGCTGGCGACGGTCGACCAGGTGACTGGCGCGCATACGTTTAGCGCCAGCGTGACAAACATCATGGCCAAGGCTGCGCCTGGAGCCGGGGTCTGGTACGAGGCATGGGCGTTTCGCGGCATCGTTCTGGAGCAAGACACCGAGGCGGGCGAGTTCGGCGCCACCGCACGAGCAATCACGCAGTACTATTCCGCTCCAGCATCGGCGACGGGAAAGCTTGACGGTCAGCTGTGGACTGTCCTTCTGGCGGCCAGCCTTGGGTCGTTGACGGTAAGCGCCAAAAACGCGCAGATCCCGTTCATCGGCTTTCAGACGCAGGACAACCACGACAACGTCCTGGCCGCAATCACGGGTACTTCGAATGTCAGTGGAACGGTTCAGATGTTTGAGCCGTTTGCGACGCAGGTGACGCCGGCCCCGACACTTTACACGCCCTCGAACCTGCGCACCCCATTCACCATCACCGGCCAGCTTCCAGATCTGACGTTTCAGACGTACGTTTGCTCAAATGCAAGTCAGTCAGTGTTTACCGGTGGAGCTTCGTACGTCCAGTACATGACGCTCAGCATTACTGGGCCGAACCTGGCTGGATACACGACAAATCTGAACCAAAGCGTTTATGGCCCAGCGCCAGCGTTTCCGACTCCGACGCATACGTATCCACAGGATGCTCCTCAGCCGATCACGATCACCGAACTTCGGCAGATCACCGCCATAGATATTGCCAGCATCGCGGCTTCGTTGAGCGGGTTTACTCCAGGAATTCATCTTGGATGCCCCGTCTACGTTGGCGCAGTAATCGTATGCTATGTGGCTGTGTTTGTTAACCCTGCTGGGTTCGTGACGGAGATTGCCATCCAGGATGGTCTCCCTGGGATTGTGCCAACGGCTGGAAATCCGGCAGTTGGAACCGCGATCACGGACATCACGATTCCTCGTGCGGGTCCATTCGTGTGGCCGGCTGGCGGCCTCGCGTACAGCAGCCTGTACAATTCAACTGATCCCCTGAGGGCACTCGACGCTCCGAGCCGAACGGTCAGGACGACGAACACCCGATACGTGCAGGACGGAGAGCTTGAGCACTGCGTTCATCGCTGGGACGTGAAGTCGAACTCCGGCGTAGCGTTCATCGCCCTGTCGTCGGTCAGTGCGAACCTCATGACCACGCCTGGTGGAGATGCTCCATTCGGAGCAGCGGAGCCTCACAAGCAAAACAACATGTTCGAGGTCTACCGCTGGGACCAGTCGACGGACCGGCTGCTTGTTGCAACCAATGGGTCTCCTACGTCGAGCGTTATGGTTGGGGCTATCGGTGGGCCATGGCGCATGGTCGGCGGTCTCATTAAGGCCAGCTCCGGCAACCAGCTCTACTGCGCGATCTGCCCAGGAGGCGACGAATACCAGCGCAACACGTTCCTCGTGCGCATCGAGGCGTCGAGCCCATTCACCATCTCGTATGCCGCGCAGGCAAAGACGGATCCTGGTGGCGAAGACTACGTCTACGAGGGGAACCCTGGTCTCTTCGTTGAGTCGTGCAACATGATGCGCGTGACGTCGGCTCCGTTGAACCTGCCGAGTCTTCGGGTGTTTGATGGTGTTGGCATGTCGGTGGCTGCGATGCGTGACGGCTCGTCTCGCGGAACGCAGGACATCTTCAACATCTCGTACAAGTCCGGCGCGTCGACCTGGAGGAAGCTGCTTCAGCTCTCCGACTACACCTTCATCAACGGCGGCACCCTTTCCATCTTCGATGGTTCCAGCTCGTATGAGGCCACGTCGCTCATGTGGCCGCAGAAGGACCTGACGAGCATCAACTGGCCCATCGTTTCGCCAGACGTCTACATCGTGACTGCCCAGGGTTCGCAGAACAACGTGCAGAACACGTTCTCGGCCAATGCGTTCTACGACCGCACGGGAACCATGGGCAAAGATGCGTACTGCGTGGTCAACGTCACGCGTCCATGGTTCAAGTACGAGGCCGGCCTCAACGACAAGAATGGGTTCAACAACCCTCTTGGCTGTGGCTGGGACTACATCAAGACGTTCTGGGGTGGCGAGCCGAGCAAGAACTACGAGACGGTCTATGCAGACCCGCGTGTGGCTCAGTACAACTTCGGCAAGGCCAGCTACGCCAACGGCTGGAATGCGGCCAACGAACAGAAGCAGCACTATTACGGCAGGTACCAGGATACGCCGCGTAACTTTGATCTGACCAATGGGAAGCCGTTCGGCATTCCAACGGGCGGCATCAGCACGGCACTTTACCTGTGGGCCCCTCGTTCGGCTCCCGGATGGGGTAACCTCCAAGTCAACCTGTACAACCCGGCGACGGCTGGCGGCGACTTCCTCATGCGTTGGACGTATGAGTACACCGACGGAACGGGTCGCATCGTTCGCTCGGCTCCGAGCAACGCGACGCAGTACACCGTATGCGCCGAGATCCAAGGCGACTGGTACGATGCATCGAACGCCAACGAGGCACCCGAGTACACGGGTGGAACCGTCACCGAGTTCCGGTGGGGCTTCTTCGCTCCTCGCCTGGAGTTGACCAACCGCCTCAAGACGGCTGCTGCGGATGCCCAGCGCGTCTCGCTTCAGCCGTACACGACTGCTGAGCCGTACTCGACGGTCCTGTACCGCATGCCGCTGTCGAGCTGGAGCTCCCCGTCGGCCTCGTTCGTGGTCAACCGCAACGTGACGCGCGGCGTCGTCCCGTACTCGTTGACGCCGTACACGGCCAATACGGCGCTCGGCTTCGTCATCAACAACTTCTCGCTCTTTGACGGACCGCAGAAGGACTACAACGGCCTGCTCTCGGAGCCGTTCATCTACACGACCGGCAACGTGCTCGACAACGTGCCGCCGCCGTCGGCATTGGCGATGTGCGTGCACCAGAACCGTCTCGTCATGGGCGGAGCCGACGATGCCACGACGATCTGGTTCAGCAAGGAGCTCTCTCCCACCGAGGCTCCTGGCTTCAACGACGCGTTGACGCTGCAGATCGACGACGGCGGAGCGGTCACGGGCCTTGCCTCCATCGAGAGCGCCCTCGTGGTGTTCAAGACCGACGACATCTTCATCGTGGCCGGCACGATGCCTGACTCGACGGGGTACGCTCCCTCGCTCTCGACGCCGCTCAAGCTGCCTTCTGGCATCGGATGCATCGACCACCGTTCGGTCATCGAGACGCCCGTCGGCATCTTCTTCCAGAGCAAGCGCACCATCGAACTCTTGAAGTCGAGCTTCGAGGTCGAACCGGTTGGTCTCAAGCTGACCGGTCTCAACGGCTTCGACAACGTGACCATCACCTCGACGGCTCATGCACCTGAGACGCAAGAGGTCTACTTCACGTATTACTCGAACGGCAACGAGGCGAACATTGGCTTTGCCGTGTTCAACTACGCTCTCATGGCGTGGGTTACGTGGGTGGTCGATCCGCTTGGCGATGCGAACTTCCGTGTTGCGGTCATCAACGGCAAGCCCTGCATCGTCTGCAAGGAGACCAACGCGGCCACGGCTTCCGACCAGGCGTTCTACTACACGCAGAACCCTTACTGGACGGACGTCCTGCAGACGAACACGTACTCGTTCGTGTCGTTGGAGCTCGCGACGGCACCTTTCGGCCTGCACGAGATTCAGGGCTATGAGCGCCTCAAGCGTGCCTCGGTGCTGACGGAGCTGGAGAACGGCTCTTCGGTCGGAGCTCCTGGCATCGTCATCTTCAACGGCGGCGTGCAGGGCAACAGCTTCCAGCAAACCCCGTGGACGTCGGCTCAGGTCGCCGAGCTCATGACCTCGACGCACTGGGATGGCCGATTCGAGGTTCACGTTGCGGAGCAGAAAAACCGATCGCTCGGGCTGGGCATCGTCGAGGATCCTACGACGACGCCATCGTTCGACAATCCCAACCTTCGCGTCTCTGGATTTGCATTCCGCATCGGCTTGAAGGCTGGCTTTAACAAGCGTACAACCAGCGAAGCGCGGCGCTAGGAGTAGTCATGGCAGACGAAGCAACACCACCGGGCGGAGGCTACTCTGCTGATAAACTAGACCAGCTTCTCAGTCTTTTGCGCAAGCGCGAGCTTGATGCACAGGGCGCTGCGGAGGCTGCTGTTAAGGGCGCTGCCGGCGGTGGGGCCATGGCTGGACTCCCTGGTGCTCTCATCGGCGCTGGTCTCAGCGTCGCCACTCCCTTCGTGACCAAGGCGCTCGGTGGTCTCTTCGGCGTCTCGGATGCGGAGGAGGAAGAGCGCCGAGCTCTGGAGCGCGCCAAAGCGCCCTTTAAGGCCGTTGCAGAGGGCGGGACGACTCAGGGCCAGGCAGGCCTCGCATACGCCCGTGGAAGGGCCCTCCAGGACCTGCAGGCGCAGACCAACCGGGGCACCGCCCAACAGCAGGCGGGGCTTCAACGTGCCGCCATGCAGCAGGGCGCAGACGTCCAGGCTCAGTATGCGGCTCAGCTCTCCGAGCTCCGCTCGCGCGAGCAGGAGCGCGCTCGTGCTGCGCTTGGTTACATGGAGCAGCTCAGCGCGGAGCGTGCTGCGAAAGAAGCCCAGCGAGGCCGTCAGGCTCTCAGCCAGGGCATTGCAGGCGCAATCGTTCCGTTGGCACAGCAGCTCCTGACGCCGTCTGCGAAGACGGGTCTTACGCCGGAAGAGATTGCCGACTACAACGCGAAGAATACCAAGGGAACTGCGGCCAACGCTGGGTATAGCGTGGGCGGCACTACTGGCGACCTTGGGGCCGCTTTTGCCAAGCGAGCAGCAGAACTGGCTGATCCATACGCCGGGATGGAATCGGCCACGCTGACGGGCAATGAGTTGACCGGAGGCGGTATGGCTGGCGGCGGCGTTGCCGGTGGTCAGTTTGGTTTTGATCTCGCAGGCGAGCGAGCTCCAAACGCTGCGAATATTGCTTCTGCTGGTCGCAGGCGTTCGCCGAACATTGCTGCAGTGCAGACGCCCATGTCTGATCAGTCGATGTCGCAACCAGATGTAGCTCCGCAGATCAGGAGTCTTGCTCCAACCATGGTTGCGGGTGGAGCTGCCGGAGGAATGCTCGATCAGGAATTGCCGCAGGCTGACATTGCGCCACAGATCAGAACGCTTGCTCCGCAGATGGTAAACGGTGGTGCTGCTGGTGGTTTTGAAGAACCAGATGCAGCATCGCTGCAGTTCTCCGAGCTTCAACGTCAACGACGTGGCAAGGGCGGCTTTGTCAGCAACGCCTTGAGCGGTATTCGCCGCATGAAGCGCGTGCCTAACGGCGGCGGTCTCGGACTCTGAGGGAGCACCATGGCTGGACTACTTGAAGAGCAGTACAAAAAAGGGTTCGAGGTAGCTACTGGTAAGCGTCCTGCTGCGACACCAAAAAGCGCAGCTGAGCGCGTTGCGTCTTTTGTTGAGAATGCAACTAAATCAGAAGGCCTACTCGGAGATCGCTACAAGCGAGGGTTTAATGCAGCCGCAGGTATAACTCCTGCGAAGCCCGAGGTTTATACGCCTCCCGAGGAATCGCTACCTAACCTTACGCTTGAGTATGTGCAAAAGTCAGAGCCTGCATCGCAGGGTTATGGACCGATGCACGACCTTGAGACCGGCATGGCAACGCGCTGGTCCGGTCCAGAGACGACTGGTGCAGATGTTCTTCGCATGACTCCAGGTGCTGGTGCGACCGGCCCAGCAGAGCCGACTGAGCGCGACCTCATGGATGCGGAATACCAGTCCTTGTACAAACAGTACCAGAACATGCGCGGCGCTCCTGTCGTCGGCATGAACAAGGACATTTTGCAGGGCATCGCTGGTCAGCAGGCGGCGATGCGTGGCGTGATCGGCGCGATGGGAGCTGAGGTTCCCGGTCAAGAGGCCGCTCGCGCTGGCCAGATGGCAGCCGGTCAACGGTACATCGAGGGTCTGCAAAAGTTGCAAGGAGAGCAGGCGCAGCTCTTTGGCGCTCGTCGCCAGGCGATGGCCGAGGACGAAGCGCGCATGGCGCAGGCTGAGAAGTCGTTCGACGCCTCGCGCGTCATTCGCGAGGTCGGCAAGAGCCCGCTCTCGACGGGTGCGCTCTCATTCGCGGCGGGTCTTGTCGGTGCGCTCAAGGGTCAGGCTGGCGACATGAGTCCGAACCAGATCCTCGGCGAGGTCGACAAGGCCATCGAGCGCGACGTCATGAATCAGCAGACCGAGTATGGTCGCATGAAGGAAGGCATTGCGGGTCGCCGCACGAACTTCCTCGACGCGATGCGTATGGGCGCCTCTGAGAACGAGGCGCTTGCAGCATCGACGCTTGCCTCGATGGACCAGCACAAGCGAGCTCTTGAGTTTGCCGAGCAGCGCATCACTGGAGCCAAGGAGAAGGGTGCGATTCAGCAGGCCATCTCACAGCTCGACATGCAGCGCGGCAAGATGAAGATGGACCTCGATCTGAAGAACGCCGCCAACTACGTGGCGATGAACAAGGCTCGCCTCTCCGGCATGGCGGACATCCTGCAGGCTCGGCAGAAGCTTCTCGGGATGGACCCTGAGACGCGCGACAAGGCGGTGAATCTTGCCAGGGGCATCATGGACGACAAGTTCACGGATGCGACCGACAAGGCTCTTGCCGTTGGTAACGTTCGCAAGCTCATGAAGGACATCCCATACAAGGATCAGAAGGAGGTATGGGACAACAGCATTCACAAGATCCTTATGAATGCAGCGAGTCAGCAGGAAGCGCGCAATGCTGGCAAGGATGGCAATGCGCTCCTTCAGGCAATGGGCTCCTATGTCTCCAACGCCATGAAGACCGCATACACGCAGGATCAGAAAGATCTCCTGAATAAGACTCAGGGGATTCTCAACGTGATTCTCAAGTCCAGGTCTGGCGGTTCTGTTACTGACGGCGAGGCACTTCGACTTCTTCTGGAGCGTGACTTCAGCAGCTACGAAGGATGGTCGCGTTGGGTGGATGGTCAGGAGAAAGAGGCTCGTGACGGCCTGCGGAAGTACCAGTCACTTGCGAATGCCGCAGATCCGCACGCAAAAACGATCATCGACAACGTGCTCATCCCTGCGACAGTCGAGATGGATGAGTACGACAAGTGGCGGTCGTCGAACGAGGCTGTTGCAGCAAGCGCGAAGGGCGGAAAGAAGTGAAGAACGTCACGCTCGTTGACCCGTCTGGCAAGGATGTCTCCGTTTCTCAGGAGCAGGTCATCCCGCTTCTTCGGAGCGGATTTGGCGTGCGAGCCGGTCAACGCGTGACGCTTGGCGATCAGGCTGGAACTGAGGTTCCAATCGAGAACCTGGTTGACGCTCTCAACAAGGGGCTCACTCCTACGCTCGAAAGTCAGCGTGCGTCGTTCCAGCGCGAAGCCGAGCAGCGGTTCGGAGGTGGCGCCGGCCTCGCTGCGGGTCTTGGCTATGGTGCGCTCCAGGGCGCAAGCCTTGGTCTCGGTGGTCGTGCGCTTATCGAGAGCGGGCTCGTGTCGCCTGAGACGCTCGCCCAGCTCGAAGAGGCGCGCGGTGGTGGGATGTTCTCGACCATCGGCGCTGGCGAGCTCATTGGCGGCACGCTCGCGTTCAAGGGCGCCGGCAAGCTCCTTGGTCCCGCTGCAGGTAGCGCAGCCGAAGCGGCACTTCTGGAGCGCGAAGCGGCTAAGAGCGCGGGTCGTCGCATTGCCGAGACGGCGGCGAAGGAAGCGGGCATCGGCGCTGGCTACGCTGCTGGTAGCGAATTGACGCAGGCAGGCATCGAGCGTCGTCAGGCGAACCTCGGTGAAGCGGCGCTTGCCGGCGCTGAGGTCGGCGGCATCCTTGGTGCGGCTGGCTCTACGCTCGTGGAAGGCGCGGCTCGGGCGAAGGCTCGTGGCGCAGCGGCAGCCGAGCGTCGTGCTGCAGAGGACATCGCGGGCATCCCATCGACCACGACCGAGGATGTCGACCGTGCGGCTGCGCAGGCTCGCAAGGACGCCGAGAAGCAGAAGATCCAAGAGTACGCGAAGAACGCTTCGGCGAACCTCGCGGGCATCGTCGAGCGCATCAACAACGCGGCGACGCAGGCAGATGATCTTGGCTACTCGCTGAGCGGCAAGGGCCTCAAGAAGCTTGCGGCAAAGGTCGAGCGCCTCCAGGAGAGCTACGACTCGATTGGTCAGAGGATCACCGACGAGTACACGGGCGAGGTCGAGCGCCTTAACAAGACGCTGGCAGACGTTCAGAAGACCGCGTTCAAGAACAAGTCGGCGCGCCTGGCGGACGAGCAGACGCTTGCCGCCGAGTACCAGGCTGCGAAGGACGACCTTGCCCTGGCTCAAAGCAAGAAGGCTGGAGACCTGGCGATTCAGAGCGCGCAGACGCGCGTGAGCAAGCTTGAGAAGGCCATGGCTGCCTTCACCGAGCAAGAGACGATGTACACGGAGCTCGGCAAAAAGACGCTGGCTCTTGCTGACATCGTCGGCTCGCTTGGCAAGGAGCAACGCGGCAAGGCTCGCGAGCTGTCTCGCGCAGAGGCCGTTCGTCGCCAGCTGTCGAATCTCGGCGAGAAGTCGGCTGAGCTTGCCGGTGGCGAAGCGCAGGCGGCGCGCGATGAGGCGAAGGAGCTTCTACGCGAGGTCAACGTGCTCAAGGAGCAGGCTGGCGTTGCGAGTTCGGATGCGGCACGCACGGGCGTGAAGGCTGGCTCGCGCTACGGCGAGGAGTTCGCGCAGCCGACGGTCGAGGCAGCGAAGGGTCCACTCGACTCGTTCCGGTCCATTGTCGGCGACATGTTCACGGTCGAACGCGGTCTCTTCAAGGAAGGCGTCCGCGCTGCAGAGGGCGAGGCGAAGAAGGGCGCGAGCAAGGTCAGCGTCTTCACGCAGCTCTTCAACGAGCCGGTTGTGCGCCAGTCGCTCTCGGCTGAGAACGCTGCGTATGTACGCGCGATTGCGGCGGGCGCGAAGGACGTCGACCTGATTCGCGGTGCGCACCACAAGTCAACGCGCGCCAAGGGTCTCGTGACCGCGATTGACGAGCAGTTCGCCAAGGAAGGCGGCCTGGAGTCGGTGCTTGGTCCGCAGCGGTATGCCGAGATCACGGACGCCGCCATGTCGGACGCTCGTGCAATTCTGGCCAACGAGCCAACTGAGCAGATGGCGAACGACGTGCTCGCGCGCTACCGAGAGGCTCGCCTCCCTGCGGAGACGGTCGAGGCTCCTGCGGTCGAGCAGACGCTTGCGGATTCGCAGACCATCACGGCAGCGAACCCTGCGGAGACGGAGTCGCTGCGCGCGAAGCTTGCCCAGCATGAGGCCAACATCGCGAAGCACGACGAGGCTATTGCGACGCTCGGCGACCAGCGTGCAAAGGCATTCGAGGAGCGCCGCGCGATCACGGACAAGCTTGCCAACGCCAAGACGGCGACGCGCAAGGCAGCTCTCGCTGACAGCCTCGCAGCGGCGACCGAGCGCGAGAAGACGCTGCAGACCTCGCTTGAGGCGGTGGAGAGCTCGCGTGCGGAGCAGCAACAGGCCGCTCGTGCGCGTCGCGAGATGCGCGCCATCAATGCGGTGGATGCCGCGACGGACGCGGAGAACGCTGCTGCAGCGCGCCAGTCGCTTGCGGATGCACGTCGTGCGGTCGACAAGAAGGTCCTCAGCGACAAGCGTGACGCGCTCGGTCGCAAGCTTGACGCGGCCAAGAACGCCCAGACGGAGCTTCAGCGCATCATCGGCGACCACAAGGCCGCTCGCCAGGAGCTCGAAGCACTCATCTCGAAGGGCGAGAACTACGTGCGCTCGACGGCGGGTGGTCGCCTGGTGCCGCTTGCCGAGGAGCAGATCTTCGAGCGCCGCTTCGCTGACTTCATGCGCTCGCCTGAGGGTCGTGACATCGCAGCCTCGTTGCGCGACGTAGCGCCGGCTTCCAAGGGCTCGATCACGCCCAAGGACGTGGCGGGCATCCTCGGCATTGAAGTCCTCGCCAGCAGCCTCCTGGGCCCCGCATTGGGCACCGTTGCGACGGGCCTGGCTACGGCGGCAATGTCGGGCAAGAAGGGCGTGTGGCTGGCTGCGAAGACTCTGATGAACCCGATCAAGTTCTGGTCGGCATCGGAGAACACGCTGAAGGCGATGTCGCAGCTCACGACCGAGTCTGGTCGGCGGAGCGAGATGCGTCGCGGTTACCAGTTCCCGGTAGCGGAGGCGAACGCGTACCTCGACTCCATCGTCGAGGACCGAGCGTCGGCGGACAAGGCGTTCAACGACCTGGTGAAGACGGGCTCGGTGAATGCGAAGAACGTCGCGGAGGCCAAGCGCCGGTTCGACGCAGCGGTGGACTACTTGGAGCGCAAGCGCCCGCCGACCATGAATGGTGCGGATGCCCAGGCTTTTGCC